TCTTCGGCTGTAATTGTTGCAATTTCCTTTGTGCTTTTAGTGCCTTGATTAGGATTAGCCATATTAGGCCGCCTTTACTATAATCGCATGCCCTATATTGTTGTTAGAATCTACAGAGAACTCAACTGAATCAGCGACGACAACCGCAGCCGCAGGGTGATTTCTAAACCTAGAAGTAAACTCTGAATAGTTATTTGATAAAATAATATCTCCTACTGCTGTTCCATCATATGAACTAACCGAATCTGTATAGTTTATTTTAAAACTCCAATGTGAAATTAAGTCTGTTGTGTTTATTAGTCCTCTATAATCCTTTTCCATTTGGTCGTCAGTTAATGCTGCATCCCAGTATTTAACGTCTGAAATTCCGCCTGTAAATTCTTGAGTTACTGAATCATCACCCGCTTTATTTGCTGCTCCAATTCTTCCTGAATCAATGCCTCCTGTGTCTGCAAACCATGCCGATAATTTTGTAGCTGTGCTATTTGTTTGAGCAACTCTTTTCCCATCAACATATAAAATTGGCGCTGTTCCATTTTGAACTACTGCAACGTGAACCCATTGATGAGGTCCTTCTATTATTAAATCGTCAGAAGTTACTACCCACTGCGCGGTTGTATTATCTGTGCAACGTGCAACCAGTTTTCCATTTTCAATATTTAACTCAATAAATTCTACGACGTTTTTATCGCCAGTTCCAAAAATTGTATTAGTCCCAACCGCCCCGGGGTTTATCCATGCCGTTATCGTTCCTGTTGTATCTCCTGCTGCAACTTGAGCAGCTGCGAAAGCATCTACTTGTATATAATCGTCTACGTTTCCGCCTAAAAAAGCAGTTGCCGCTCTTCCTTTAAGTCCTCCAGTAATGTGGTATATATCAGTAGCTGCCATTTTAAGCTGCTGTAGTCCCCTTTAAAATTCCTTGTTCTTGTAAAGTCTTAATTGCCATTATTTCTTCTCCTTAGCCTTAGCTTCCTTTGGTTTAACTTCTACTTTAGGCTCAAAATCAATGTTAGGTCTCTTTAGAATTAGATCAGCCATATGTTTTTTAGCATCAGAAACAATTAAATCATCTTGAACAGGATTACCAGTTTTCATATTACCAGCAATTAGACCTTTTAGAAATTTATACTTTTTCTTAGCATTTTCGTCAGTCATTTTAAGTTAGCCCGTCAATCAACGTGATAAACTTCGGTTTAATTAGAATAGCAACCCCGTTAGTAGAAACCCTAATCTTTCGACCGATTCCTTCTTCGTTAATTATCCATGTTTGCATTGGTTTGAAAGTTCTATATGTTGCTGCTTGCTTTAAATCTGCAACCATGGCGTAGTCAGTTGTTATGTTTTCAGAAACTATAACTTGTAACCCTGCAAATTTCTCTATTGAGCCAGTTCCCACTTTTTCACTTGCGAAGTTAGGCACACTTGAACCTTTAGTAGTTACCAACCAAACCAATAAATCTTGTTCAGCTTTAGCGTTCATTAACAAAACACCATTACGAATACTTCTTTTAGTTTGTTCTCGAATTTCTGTCTTAGCTGCCATGATGTCTAAGAATGGGTCTTGTCCACTTGCTGCATCCCATGCCGCTTTAGTAGTTACCGAGTTAATTGTTGCTGCTGTTTGGTCTTCACTTATTACATTCCAAATATCATTATCAACATCGTTAGCGATTGCTTCTGCAACGTCTTTAGCATTGTCTCTAAATACTGCAACTTCTGCATCGCTTTCATCTTCCATGTTAATCATAGGAGAATCCAACATATATTTTATAGAATATTTTGTTTGAGGCGTCCAAGAAGTTTCTGCTACGAAAGGACGTGCGCCCGGAGCTATGTTGCTTAATTTAGCTGGAGCAGTTAAAGTTATATATCCAGTAGTTTTTTGCCAGAACTTTATCTCTCTTGCTTTTGTGGGTTTACTAGAAATTAGTGCTTTAATTATTAGAGCTTCCTCGAACTCTGCTATAGCTCCTTTTGATATATCAACTCCCCTAATTAGTGCTTGTCCAGATGTCTCTACCATTTTAAGTTAATTGTATGGCCCTCGGACCTAGTTCGAATAAGAATCTGTTTCCGCTTGTAGCTGTTTCTAAAGCTATACCCATAATTTGTTCACTTTGATTATCAGCTTTTACTAATCTATTTGTAGAACTTGTCGATGCGTCTGTTATAATTGCTTCACCAAAAACAACACCAGCAACACCAGCAACACCGCTAAATATTCCACGTCTATAAATTGCTACACTATTTTGTGAAGTCTCTGCTGCTAACTTTTCCGATTGAGCAATACCCGCAACTATATCAGTATCACCAGTAGAAAGAACTGCAACCATATTATCAGTCATTGCACAAACTGCGCCTTTTTCAATAGTAGTGCCTGTAGCACAAGTAAAATTAACTGGTATTTCTGTTTCAACCTTCAATATACATTCATCTGCCATTATTCTTCATCCTCTTCTTTATTATTATCTTCTTCTTCCATAACTAATCTCTAGGAACCAACTATTTAAATGTTTTGTTAATAGAAAAATAAAGTGAGGGGAGGCTTGCCTCCCCGGAACGCATGGACGAAGTCCTATTATTTGTTTTTATCTGCTTCTTTCTTGATCTCCTTCTTTGCCAATTCAATCATAGCTTCGTTTTGAAGTCTACTAGCTTCTGACTTTATATAATTAGTTTCAGCTTCTACTAAAAAATCTCTCCAGAGTTTCTCCTTTTCAGAAATAATTTCAAAAGTTTCGTCGACTTTTTCTTCATTCGCCATGTTTACCTTCGGACGTTTCCTTTTCGATTCTATCGTTATATTCTTTTGGGGTTTCTTCTTTAGGAGTTGTTTTCTCTCCTCCTGCATCACTAGTTCCGCCAAGAGCTATTCTCTGTCTTGTTTCTGCGTTGATTCTTTCTGCGTCCTCATTGGCTTTCTCCAACCTTTCAGAAGCCTCGTTTGTCTGCTTATTGAGTTCAGTTTGTGTTGGCTTATCCCCCTCTCCAGTGTTCTCTGCTGTTCCGTTTTTTTCTTTACCTTCATTCTCTTCCGTCATCTTCTCCACCTCCTTCTAACGTTGTTTCCTTCTCTTCTATCAAATCTGCCCAAACTTTATTCGCTTCTCTTTGTGCATCAATGTAGTTAGAAAATGACTTTTGAACATTTGCGTATGGGATCTTATCTTTTATCGTTGGCTCTGCATTAACCATCTCGTTTGATAAATCTAGAAGTGCTCTTGCATTTTCTGTTTGCCCTGCAGTTAGTGCTCTGTTCATTGGGAAAGATATTGCTTGTAATGCTTCTTCTTTTGCGAATAGTGAGAATGGATATGTTCCGATGACTCCTATTGCAATACCTGCCGCTCCTAGAGATAAGCCCAACCCTTGAAGTAGTCTAGTTGTTAATCCGACACTCTTTCCGTTTGTTGCATAGGCTGCACCTTTAGCTGCTGCTTTCGTTGAGACTGCTTTTCCAACTACTGCTCGGCTTGCTGTCTTTCCAACTGCTGCGGATAGTCCTGCGCCTGCTGTCGATCCTGCAATTAATGCAGATGCCGATAATCCCGCTGCGCCCCTTGCTGTTAATCTCAACGCTCCTTCTTGCGTTTCTTTAAATTCTGCTCCTGCAAATTCTAATATAGAACGTAACTTTGTGTTGACTTCATCTCTTACAAATAATTCTGTTGGACTTAACGCTTCTTCTCGTTTCTGCAATGCTTCTCTATCTGCCGCTCCTTCTGTTATAGCTGTTTCCGCTAGCGCTTGTCTACGTTGTAAATTTTCTAAATCTATTGTCTCTGGGTTTTCGACTCCCAGTTCTGTTAAATTTTCTTGCGTTAATCCTTTTAGTGGTGTGAAGTTTGGGACCGTTGGGACGTTTCCCCCCGTGAATCTTTCTCCTGTCTCTTTGCTTTTAAATTCTTCTTTAAAAGTTGTCTTAGTATCTCCTATTTGTTCTTTGCCTCTAAATCTTCTTTCTGTTTGAACAGGTCTTGTAGTTTTTACTATTCCTGGAGATATCGATTTCCCTTTTGGAATTGCCGTTTGCTCTCCTTGTTCCGTTCTTCTCTTTTTTAGTTTAGCCCTATTCGCTTTTGTGTCTGCCATTATAGTTTTTTATTTATTGTCTCCGTCAAATCTGTTATTGATTTAGTTAAACCTCTCTGAAATATAAATCTTTCTCCTAACAGCGACGCTGTCCAAAGTCCTAAAACCCCGTATTGAATTAAATAGTCTTCTATCATTGTCCTTCACCTGCCGTTGTTTCACTTGGGTTTATTGCTTGAGGGTTTGCACTTTCTGCTCCATCCTTTTTATTGTCAGAAAGTAATTCGTTTTCTAAGCTAGCCGGGAAAGTTAATTCAATAACTAAATTCAACTGATTTAAAACACTCTCCTCTATATATAGCTGTTCTTCTTCTATATTCTGCTGAAAAGCAAGGTATGCTATTTTAGCACTTGCTTCGGTGAACTCTCCACTTCCGCCTAGTATTATTTGAGAAATCCCCGCAGTTTGATAAAATTGATTGTTTAAATATTCTAACCATGCCATAGGGTTAAGTGTTGCGTTAGGTGCGACTGCAATTAATTCACTTTCCGAAACATCAAATGGTTCGTAAACATTTTCTCCGTTTCCAATGGTCGCATCCATCTTCGCTTTATATGCTGCTATTTCGTCTGGGTCATCTGTTTTTAGTTTGAATTTCCATTGAGGAATTACGTGCCTGTGCATAAGAGTTCTCATATCTTTCATAACTTCGTTCTTTGCTAAAATTATCCATTCAAGAGCTTCTGATAAACTATTTCCATGTATTTCGTCGGCAGTTCTGTTTCTTGATAAGTGAAATATTTTATCAGGAGTAAATGTTTTAGTTTTCTTATTTTTTAATTTTCCGTTTTGTTCGTAACTAATTACAATACCTCTTTCGTCTGCTTCAATTCCCATGACGCTGTTATCTAAAATTTTAATGTTAATTAAATTGTCTTCGTCGTCTCTTATTATTTCAGCGAAAGAATCCCCATAAATTTCTTTACAACGTGCCAAGTTTTCTAAAATTGTGTTAAATGTATCTTTACCAAAACCTTTAATCGTGTCTAGTAGCATTGTTGTTATCTCGTCTGCTTCAGAACCTTTTCCTACGGTCCACGTTGCTTTGGCATCAACAACACTTCTATATTCAGGAATTTTTTTATAATAAGCTAGTTGTTGCGCTGCATTATCATTATACCAAATGTTTGTTTTCTCTCCTCCTGCATCTGTTGTCTCACTCGCTACGCTAAAATCTTTAACTGCGTTTGTTAAATCGCTTGAAATCATTGAGCCTATTAAGTTTTCTGTCATTTTACATAAATGTCCTGAACGGTATTAACGCCCTAAAATCCGACCATGTGAATGTTATTGGTGGAGAGCCTGAACCGAATCCTTCTAATTTTGCGTATGCGTTTATTCTAATTCTTAGAATTTCACCTCTTTTAAATCTTTTTCTTGTTAGATCTAAGCCTGTTGTTGTGTCTAGTGTTAGAGATGTTTCGTGATATCCTGTTGTCGATTGAGCAGTTCCCAGTAGTGTCTCAACTCCATCTGAATCTACATGATATATTTCGTTTACATAATACATCCAAACATCAGTCCCACTAAGTGCTCCTTTTACTTCCATAATTGCCAATCCCTCTACCGTCGCTGTTTTATTTATTTCTAAATCTAGGTCTAGGTTTCCTCTGTCAGCGAATAATTCTGTGCTGCTTGCCTCAATCAATATAGCATTAGAATTTGGAACTGACGTAAATGATTGCGTGAATAGAGTTAACGGATTTTTTAATGAACCAATAACTTCAAACATCAAATCTGCGCCTGTGTCTGCCGTCCATGTTGCGCCCCCATTTCCACTTTCTAAAATATTTCCCCCCGTGTAGGTAGGTGCTGAATCATCTACTCTTAATCTCGTTGTGCCATTTGGGTCAAGAACTATTGCATATTTTGTCCCTGCCTCTAGTTTTGCTGTTCCTCCATCTTCCAAGCTAAAAGTTACCCAGTCATTGACTCCTTTAATTTCTGTTGCTGTTAATGTTTTTTGTGCTAATATTGTTCCGTTTGGTTTTCCTGTTCCGTCGACTTCTTGAATGGTAATCACTAAATCGAACGTGCTTATGTTTGACATTTTTAACTTCACATGCGTTACCCAAAAGTCTACGTTATCCCCTGTATTTCCAACTGTAAATGTTTGAGCTACCCAGTTTCCAGCTACTGCGTCTAAGTTTGCGTCCTCTCCCGTTGTGTAACTTTCATAAGTTGTGCCTTCTCTGTTTGCATATCCGCCGTTCAATGTTAGATATGAATTTCCTCTTAAAATATCA